TCAAAAAACCATCTCATTAACAGCCGATACACTGAAGATTTCCAACAAAATGGAGAACTTTAGTGGTTGGATACGCGCCAGACTACGACAATTCGATGAAGGATTGGATCCCGTGGACTTAGATTTGCGATATCAGGCATCAATACTACGCTACAAAACTCTTAGAGCCGCGATAGAATCATGTTTTCCTCATGAAGATGGGTTCAGCGCACAAGATGTATTCGCCAGATACCTTGAGATGATGGAACAAAAGAGGATTGGTGATTTTGAATGAACCAATGCCCTAATATTTGTTGTCAAACGGAACTTATCGTTCAACGATGGATCGGAAAATGGTGGGCTGATAAGGCCAAAGATGTTTTTGAGTGTGTTAAATGTGAATGGCGCTGGTTGGAGTGGTCTTGAATGAGTCCAATAGATCATTACTATGAGGTTCTGGATTACATTAACGCGCTTGAGGAGGAGGCGGGTTACAAAAAGATAGACAACACGCATAAGTTGTCTAAGCATCTTCATGAAATCCTCCTCTTGGTTAAAGAAGCGGAGCGCGAATATTGGGAATCCATCGATGTAAGGTTGGATGAAGAATGATTCCAACGAAAAGTAGGGACTATCAGTGGGTAAAACCGCGAAGGTTGTGTGAATGCGGCCAGCAAATCAGCACAGCCGCTACAAAGGCGCGCACTTGTGCCAGGTGTTCCAGAATCAGGCGTGAACTTTCTTCATGTGAAGAATCCAAGCCATCTTCGTCTTGAACTTCTTCGAACAATGTGGGCATTTCATTTCTTACACATCTTATGCGCTGCTCGAGAACAATGTTTGAAGCCGTCTTTTTTCCAGCCACCGTTCTTTTTCATGAATCGTGGTTGAACTTTTTTGAATGCTCTGGAGTACGCGCGGTTTGCTGCTGTTGGTTTACGTTTTGGTTTTGCAGTTGCAACTTCCACGGCGCCTTCAGATTCTCTTTCGGATCCAATCAATGCTCGAAGAGCCTCATATTCATCAAGAGTTAATGTAACAGTCGCCATCTTCAGCACTTCCTTGTTAGTGACGCTAGGTTAATTCCATTTGCAACTGCCCCGGCTGTAGCTGCATAGCCAGGACGAAACAGGATGTTGATCGGATTAAGAGATTCTTTCAATGCTGTTCGAACTAATTGAGCATCATCTCTGGAGCAACAACCTTTGTCGCCCCTGGACGCGCATTGTTTGTCGTGCAATCTGCAGGCTTCATCGAGTTTACTAACGGCTGGACCGTTCCAATCACCCTTGAAGTCCTTGGCTTCGACGTTCTGTCCGCCTGTCCAATTTGGCCCGCACCAATTACCGTGTAATTTCACCATGAGGTTCTCACCCCATTCACTGGCTCAATAATTCGGATTGTGTAAGTGCTGCGAAAGTGGCTGCATCTGCAACGGCGCGATATCCCCAAACGCGGAATTGACATCCACGAGCGATGAGGTTTCCTACACCAAGTACCTGGATGTGGAAGTTGTTAGTTGCAATCAATCCTACGTATTCCATATCGGAACCTTGGATCTCTGGATGATGTTCTGAGAAGCCAACGCCTCCATCAACATATCCTGCTGCTCGAATTGATTTGTTATCAGTGCCGAGAACATTGGTGTTGGCCATTGTGCCGAGTGTGGTTCGAGCAGTGGTTGACATCGAACATGAGGTTTGAGTGTTTACTCCTGCTACTGCATCTGGAGGGAAAGCATCCATGTCCAAAGCGGTGACTACGAAAACTTCTCTATCAAGAACGTTCAGTTGTAGATCTACTTGGGAAGTTGTTATGGTATTTGGTGCACTTTCATCTAATTGACCACTTATGATAATCTGGCCGCTGCTAACTTTCAATCCCTTGGGCATGAATTCGCGGATAACTAAGCGGTGTATAAAGTAAACTGAGCGTAAAACCCCTATCCTTTGAGCCGAAGGCGACCTCGGACAGCCGGCGGCTTGAGCCCCCCTCCCTACACTTACCCTTAGTTGAGGCCGAATGATATAGTCATTAGGGCCGATTCTGATTTCATAGGCGGTAAGTATTTACCAAGAATCCTCTTCCGAGGGGTATGAAGGTTCAAAAAACCATCTCATTAACAGCCGATACACTGAAGATTTCCAACAAAATGGAGAACTTTAGTGGTTGGATACGCGCCAGACTACGACAATTCGATGAAGGATTGGATCCC